CATCCACTGAGAGATCTAGCAGTTATCCACAGGCATTTCTAGGGCAACTGACGGGATCTTGCCAAGCAACTGCAGTGGGGGGTACGAAAAGATATCGGGGGTACATATATAGGGTGTGTTATTCATATCCTCCCTACAGCTAACCTCCAGATTACTCCAGGGGGTACAGAATTATTCTTGAGGACACACATGAATAAAAAAGAAATTACAAAATTAATCTTAGAAAAAGAAAAAAGATTAAAGCTACAGGATTACAAACAAGACTTTGCTAAGTTTGCAGAGGAACAAATAAAAATTGTTACTAAAGATGCTACACAAGGGTTTGTACCGTTTAAGTTAAATAAAGCTCAAATGTATATTACGGAGAAGCTTAATGAACAAATGGAAAAAACTGGTAAGGTTAGGGCAATTATCCTCAAGGCAAGACAGCAAGGAATCAGTACATATTGCTCTGGCAGAGTGTTCTGGAAGACCTACTTTAACCAACACACAAGATCTGTCGTTATGGCACACGACTCTGCTACCTCTGATGCATTGTTCAATATGTCGAAGAACCTTATCCAGAATATGGCAGGGGAATTAAAACCGGAGGAACAAAGATCAAATGCTAAAGAAATTATTATTAAAACTCCCGCATACTCCGATAAAGAAGCTAAAGGATCTTACAGATTATATACTGCAGGAAGTCCCGAAGCAGGTCGTGGGACTACTCCAACAATTGCACACTTATCTGAAATTGCATTTTGGCAACATGATGAAAAGATTCTCGCAGGTTTATTCCAAGGTATATCACAAGCTGATGGTACGGAAGTAATTCTAGAGAGTACTGCTAATGGTGCTCAAGGTGAGTTTTACAGATTATGGAGAGGTGCTGTTGCAGGGGAGAATGAGTATCTTCCTATATTCCTACCGTGGTACTGGACTCAAGAATATCGTAGAACAGCACCAGAAGGTATGGAGTTAACCTCAGAAGAAGAAACACTAAAAGAAAAATATGAATTAGATAATGATCAATTATTTTGGAGAAGACTCAAAATAGCAGAAAGTGGAGAGTTAAAGTTTAAACAAGAGTACCCATCGTCTGCTGATGAAGCTTTTGTTGTGTCTGGTTCCAATGTGTTTGATGTGGATAAGCTTGATTTATTATTACCTGAAGCACCACAATCAATACGTTCTTGGGATCTAAACTCTAAAATGTTTGATGACAACAAAGAAGGTAAGTTGAATATTTGGGAATATCCAAAGTTCGATAAACCTTATGTTATAGCCGCTGATGTGTCTTTAGGGGTAGCCCAAGATTACAGTTGTGCTGTTGTCTTAGATAAGGATTATAAAGTAGTAGCTTTATACAGAGATAATAGAGTTGACCCTAGCACATACGGGGAGTTGTTATTCTATCTAGGTCGTTATTATAATAATGCATTTCTTTGTGTAGAGTCTAACTCAATGGGAATAGCTACCCTACAAAAGCTAGAATCAATGAATTATGTAAATATGTACAAGCAAACTAAGATTGCTAATGTCTCTAATGAAGAGGGAGTAAGATTAGGATTCAGGACTACGCTTAGTACTAAACCAGTTATTATTGGTAATCTAAAACGATTAATTACCGATGAAGCCATATACATTCCATCAAATATTATGATACAAGAACTAAAAGACTATATATCTACAGAAACAGGAAAAACGGAAGCATCCCCTGGAACTCACGATGATACAGTTATGGCTCTTGCTATGGGATGTGAAGTGTTACGAACCCATTATGATAAACTTGTTTTAAATAGATTATCATGGAAAGATAGAGCAGGTTCTCTAGAACAAGATAACACACAATGGTTATAACAGACTTCTATTGTCCTCAGTTAGTCTGGCATAGCTAACAGAAGGAAAGTATGCCTCTTACTTATGAAGTTCTCTTCATTACCCACAAAAAGTTCGATAGGTCTTATAAGAGTGTCTTGACGTACCAGACTAAAAATTGTTATGTCTAGACTATCTGCCATATCAAGGCACTCTTATGGGAC